CCCGATATGTCGTCCACCCTACAACTTTCGGGTTAGGGTAAAACCCTATTAACGGCGCTGCAAATGCAAAAGCCGCCAATATCCACTCCATGATCACTCCTATCGGAGATAGGTTAACTCGGTGGTGGATAATTCCACCACCGAGTAAGTCAACCACCTATGTAAAGTCGTACCAGAAATATCGGTAAGCGTCGTTACCTACAGTTACGGCAGCACCACTATCATCAATATTGATGAATTTAAACTTAACTTCATTGGTATTATCAACTCGACCTACCAATTCAACTGTCCAACCAGTTAATGAAACACCTGTCGTAAAAGACGGCGGCTCCAAGATAATCAAGTCACCAGCCGCAACACCAGTAATGATAGTAGAAATCATTACGGTACTTCGAGAGCCTAAAGTATTAGGATTTAACCTAACTGTACCCGTCCGAATATTCTTCGGCCCAGAATACGTAGTCGTTTCGTCCTGATTTGTTGGCTCAGAAGTTGAAGTATGTAACAACCCATTGGAGTCAATCCACATCCAATAAGTAGTCACTACACCTGCATCGCTAACTGCCTCAAGAACGATACCGCTTGGTTTATCCGATAAGCCAGTACCGTCCCTTAAAGCAGTATTAAAAGGTGCCCTTACTCGTAGCCACGCTTTACTTGGTCCGCCACCAAAATCGGAGTAACCGTCCTGCGCTTCTCCCGTTCTAGCCAATCAATTCACCCCCTTTATGGTGGCGGTTATTACGCTGGAGCTGTAAAGTACGTTTCTCTCCAAGAGCCAAAGCCGGCAACGCAACGGAAGAAGGTCTTAAACATTGCGTCACCAGTACCAAAATCATCACCATTCTCAAACACCGGGCGCTTCCTCCAGAAGAACTTCCAATCGTGATTTCTTCCGATAAGCGCCCAATTATTCGTATCGGTAGCATAGTGACAGACGAAGAAAGAAAGTTCCTCATCTATCAATGAGTTAATTTCATTGTTAGAGCTATAAGGCTTATAAGCCGACCCAAGAATTTCCCGAGCAATCCATTTTTGCTCAACCGGAATAATCACACGCCACGGCTTCGCAAGAATCTTACGATTCCGTCCATTCACCATCTTTTCAAACGACTCAACAGCAGCTTGCAAGGCAGTAACACTAAGCTGCACGTCCGTTGTAGGACGATTCGCGTAAGTACCACCACCTAGAAGTGTATGCGCCGTACTTGCTAATGCAAGTCCGTCAAATCCCGCAAACACCGTTGCATCGGTAGCATTGTTAAAGATACTCCAAAACGTAGTTTCCACCGTTTCAGCATTGGCGGCAGAAAGGTCTTTTGATGCCTTTTTCATTACATCATAAAGATCATCATCTTGCATTTCACGAGTTACCCTAAAGCCAAGACCGTAGGAAACATGGGTATAACGCACCGAAGAACCCTGGATAGGATTATCAAAGGTTGTCGGCCCGCCTTGAATCTTCTTAGGAGTCGTTCCAAGCAACGCAACTTCTAAGTCATCCTCATAGTTTCGCTTAGAAGTGACAATATGTGCAATCTTGTCATACTCCGTTATACGATCCTTCAGATCCTCAGTGTAAATCTTCCGTAATCCCGGTGCTAATACCGAGCTAAAAGCACCTGTAGAAGTAGGAGTAGGCATTTAAGTTTTCACCCCCTTCCTTTAGGCTGCCCAACCAATGTAAGAAGCAAGAACAACAGCGTAAACACGTCCATTAACATCACCAGAAGCATCCTTCAACCCAATAACCTTAACCCTCACGTCGGTAGTATCACCAGCATCAAACGCCCACGGAGTATCAGACTCAGTAGTACGCTTGATAACGCCGCAACGCAAACCAACATGAGAAGCGCCAACGAGAGTTAAATTACCATCAGCCGCAAGAACTAAATTACCCTCAAGAATCGTACCTGGAAGTACAGGAGTAAAACTTACTGTCTTGTAACTGCCACCTGAAGGTGTATTATTCTGCCCGGCTCTTGTAGCAACGCCGTAAATCATGTTTACATCAGCGCCGCCCTCGGCCATTAATCCATTCGCGTTTCTAGTTAAAAGAGCACCAATCTTAAAGGTTGAAGAATTTGCTTCTAGATTTTCCCATGCGTAAAAAGGCTCAAAAGCTACTTCAATCGCCCTAACTGTCTGCGTAGCCATCTAGTTACTCACCCCCTCATTTCACCTTTAGAGTTTCTGAAAGTTGCTTTGTCGAGTCGTCAACTTTAAGTCCAGCCGATTCTGCCATACCCTTCCAATTTTCATTCGCCGAAGCGATGCGATTAGCGTTCTTCCTCTCCTTCATTGCCATAAGCTTCTCATAACGCGCATGGGTTAGACGAGCAAGAACAAGATCGCCATTCACACGCTCACCAACAGCATTTGGTGGGACAAGAGCCGATTCCTTATGCTTTGCCCCAAGGATTTCATAGCCATATATGGCCTTCATGCGTTCAAGGTTTTCTGGCTTCTTATTTAGCCAACAGTAATAATGCTCTTCTCCATCATCATCTTTTTCCTTATTAACAACGTGAAACTGATCAATTTGGTCTAAATCTTCAACTAAGTCAATTAATGGCTTATTCACTTTTTCTCCTTCCTATTAGAACCAATTTCAATTTCTTCAGCATGGTCATACTGCTTCCAAAGCTCAGGAGAAATTCCCATCCTTTCAGCGACGGTCCTTTCATCCTCACTAAGCTCGACCTTCGCGGGTTTTATTATGCCAGAAACTCTTTCTTGCTCAAGCTGAGTTTTTCTGGTTCTTTCGGAACGCTCATTATCTTGTTGAGTAATCATATCATCAGCATACGATCGAGTAAGTCGCCAAACAGCATCAATTCCCGCCGCTTCTGCAAGAACACGAGGATCAGCCTGAGCTTTCACCTTGTCATAATAGGGTTTATACTTAGCAAAAGCCTCTACCCCAACACGATCACGAAGTTTCATTTCTTCAACTTCAATCCTGGCGATAACTGCGTTAGGATCAGGCTCACTAGTCTTTTGAGCCTTCTCGACTAAAGGAGCTACCTTAGCCTGATAAAATGCACTCATCGCTCTGACAGGATCACGATAGAAGTCATCCGCTGTAATGTCTAACTCTTTCGTCGGCTCTTCTTTCTTCGGCTCAACCTGCTTATTTTCCCTAACAGAATTTGCAATGTTTTGCATAGATTCAAGAATTGCCCTATCACGAACCTCAAGCCGCTTCTCAAGCTCTTCCAATAACTCTTGCTTACTTAAAGGCTTGTCAACTTCCTTAGCCGCCTCAATCGCTGCCGCTGCCGCCGCTGCTTCTTCCTCTGGCGTTGTCATTGTTACTCCCCTTTCCCTCTTAGAGTATCAATCTCATCGAGGATTTTGTCCAATAAATTCGCCTGCGCCGCAATGACTGGCCCATCGGCAGCATTCGCCGGGGTAAGAGCCCTAAAACGGCCTATCAAATTCTGATAAATCGGGTCAATAACCTCCCCTCTTATAATTTTCCAGGCTTCGCTCTTAACCAAATCGTCAATTAACTGCTTCCTCTCTTCACTCATGCAATAGCCACCGATTGTGCGTTAGGATTAGGTTCAGAAACTACTTCTTGAAGAACCTCCACTGTCGGACCCTGTGGAGGAATCCTTCCAGCAAAACTCTCCATCCCAAGTTGAAAATCTTGTTGAATTTGCATAGGTGAGCCACCTTGTCTTACAAAGTCAAGCGCAGCCGCCACGTCAACAAGGAATTCATCAGGGTTGGAAATATCATAGGATTGAACAACTTCTTTGAGAATATTGTAAGACGACCTTGCAAGCTCAACAACCATATCTTTAATCTGGTCAGGCATTTGTGGATTAACCATAACTTGCATAGCTATATTAAGAACCTGGCCGTAAAATCCTGTTATCAAGTTGTGAAGAGCAAGAAGTCCCTGACGTTGACTTTCTTTATTACTCGAAGCGGTAGAAGGATTAACCTGAATAATGAAATTCTTTTCAACTTCTTCCGGCGACATTGAAAGAATTTCTCTGACATAAATCTCATCTTCAGGAGATAAAATTTCACTTAAGTCAACACGAGGTTTAAATTGTTGATAAAGCTGAGATATGCGAATGCCAATCTTAGAAAACTCATTTCGCATGAGTCGGATAACCATATCAAAACGACGATTTCCTTCTTGAAGAACAGAAAGAGTTGTCGTCGCTGCAACACGAGGATTATCAAACTCACGGCCTAATTGGGGATCGGAAATACCACTAAGTCGCTCACCATAATCCCTAAGCAAAGATTCGTGGGTAAAAGACGAGGGAGAAACATCACCGAGCTTTTCAGGAATTAAATCACTATCAGGATTATCAAGCAGCATCATCTTTCCGGGCCAAATCTGTTCACCCTTCTTAATTCCTGAACCCTTACGACCCTTCCAGAATCTTGTGTTAGCAATAGTAATATTATCAGCGCGTTGATTAATAAAGCTGGTAATAGCTTCCTGAATCTGCCAAAGAAGCTGCGCTAACCCTTCGCCAGAAGAACGATTATCACTATCCCGATAATAATAAAGGCACTCAACTGGCCGTTGCCCATGAAAGAAGAAATTAGAAGTTACACGAATAGGCAAACCACTTTCATAATCCCAAAGAGCAGTTAATTCTTCACGAAATCCATCATCATCAATATCAAAGGAAACATGAGTTTCATAAAGAGTAATAACTCGAGTCTCAGCCCAAGCAAGTTTCCGAAGGGCATCCGACTCCTGCATATCTTCTGGAAGTGCCTTTAAGCAATTCTCTACAATTTTCTTCCCATTACTCGCTAAACCATTCTTCTCCCGTTCTAAAATATCTCCGGCTCGCATGAAAACACGATGAGAATTCCACGGCTTTTCATTCGCCGGCTCTATTCCCCACGGTTCCAACCAATTTTCAAGTTGAATTGGTGTAGCACAAGGTTGATCCTTCAACTTTTTAATAAGCGAAACTCGTTTCTTAGTTTTTGTATCGTAGGTTAAAATCTTCTTAATAACTTCAACCCAATGAATCTTAACAGGACACTTACCGAAATAAACTACCTGATCTGAAATTTGTTCAACAACATTTGGCAAATCTAAATCATTCTTCCTAGCCCACTCAAGAAACTTCTCCCACGGTTTCGCGTAGGCTGTGTAAGTGCTGGATGTAGCAGTTACCATCCAAAAGGGCTGCGGCCCAAGAAGTGTGTTAACAATGCGAGCCTTTACAGCATCGCCCGCAATTCTGATAATTGGAGCAACAAAATTTGACGCCCCAGGCCACGGAAAAGTTTTCACCTTAATCGCCGGCTTCGCTTTAATCGCTCGACGAAGTAGCCTTAACTCTTGAAAATACTCATCATACGCCGCAATTGCCATGCGGTGCTCTTCAATTAAATAGGCCATAAGCCGTTTGACAGGTTCACTCTCGGGATCAAATGGCTTATAAAAAGCCTCTTCAACCATAAATTCTTCTTTTAACTTACGAGCCATTACCTTCCCTTAACCCGGATATATTTTCCTGTATCTGTTAAACGCCCTGAACGGTACATTCCGGCAGCCGCGCCTATTGCCTGCTCACGGGATTTTCCTTCTTTCATCATGTGCGCAGCCTTGACAAACACTTGTCGAGGAAGCCTCCGCGATGCTGATTTAGCTCCGCCAGCCATTAATAACCCCTCCCTACGCTCTGTTGATTTCCATACATCATTGGTCCCAACATCTGAATTAAATGAATAAAATTTTCAAGACTCGGCTGCGCCCCTGGCATTCCCATCCCACTACCCATTCCAGCACTACCCTGACGAGGCATCATCGGTGGCATCATAATACGAGAGCCACCAGTTTGGAAAGTTTTTGGCAAATCTTCTTTAGCCTGACCGCCCTGATTCAGAGCACTCATAGCTTTAAGGATTCCACCCCAATCCACCCCTCCTGATTGCCACCCACCATAAGTTGAAGAGGTTCCAGTATTTGCTGCTTGACGTGAGGCAACGTCGGGATACGCACTCATGTAATCTTGATTTGACCATTGAGGAGACATTTCCATATCGCCATAAGGCATTACTTTTTATCTCCTAAAAGGATTCTAAAAAGATTATCATTCAAATCTTGATACATCCCTTCTTCATCCTTCCACCACCGCGCTCCACAACGCTTTCCCCCTAAATCACGAATGTCAAGATGTAATCCCGGGTTTTTCCAAAAAGGATATACACCAATTCCAGTGAAAGGGAATCGTTCAGCAGCCATAAACTGATCGAATAAAGCAACACCACGAAAATCAATATCAACAGCCTTCCCGTCATAATGTTGACTATCTTTCGTATGCCCCGATGCCTCGTAAGCTACATGAACAATCGCCGGAGCACCTAAATACCCTTTCTTAATAAAACTCGCAAGCTCATCAACAAGTTTGACCAACTCAAAATCAACTTTTCTAAAATCGGTGAGCCATTCTTTAGGATCGAAGTTTTTAATCTGTAATTTCCAATCCATAGGAATTGGGCCAGGCATTAATATTCCCGCCTAATCTCACTTAATTCACTTCTATTCATAGCTAATACCCACTAACGGGGTTTCTACCCCTAAGAAATACGTCCATATCAAAACTATGCTGAACCGCCTCGATTCTATCCTCTTCTGGAACGAATTCCTCTTCAATTTCGGGATAATTAAACCTGACGCAACGGGGAAAGTAAGAAAAAGCGTCAATTAAGTCATCATGCTTCCCAAGGGGGAAGTCAGAATAGTCATTTACAAAATCCGTCATGCTTTCACGAATGAAAACCATATTCTGTTGGAAATACTGTGACACCATCCTAATTCGTTGCTCTTTTGTTTGCTTATTCCCGGCTTTTACCGGCAAAACCTGAATATACTGCCCCGTTTCCTTCCTATACTCTTCGAGAGAATACTGAATCAACTTTTGTTGAGCAGAATCTTCGTAGTAAATCGCTCGAACACGCCAACGAGCAGCAAATTTGAAAATTTGCTCAATAAGTTGACGGGTTTGTACACGTCCACGCCATGCTTCAAGCAACATCACACGTCGAGACTCATCAACACCAACAACGACAACAGCAGAATAATCCGCTTCACGTCGAACACTCGTTGCGATGTCAACAATCGCAACCCGATCCATTTCGAGAGGATCGACAACACGGCCATCATCAAGAATTAACTTCCCTTTATCGCCAAAGCGGTAATACCGGAGCCAATCTCGATTGAAGTCGTTGATTCCAACACCGCGAGGGGCGTTGAGATAGAGGCAATTTTTAGAAGCATAACCCCAACATATATAGTTTCCTGTTTCAGTTTGTAAAGAGTAAACAACCTCGATACCATCATCTTCAATCTTAATTACTTCATCCTGTTCTTTAACCCATCGACCGCAAAGGAGTGAATTTATAATTTTCTGCTTTTTAATAGGGTTTATTTGGAGTAAAAACCTCCGTCGCTCTTCCCATAAGCAGCCAAAAACAAACATCTCATCATTTTTGGCTGTATTAAAATAGTAACCATGAACCTTTAATTGAAACTCTATTTCATCCCAAATAAGGGGATTATATGATCTTTTTTGGGCAATAGTAAGATGCCTAGTACAAGACCCTTCACCATCATAAATTCCCGCTAACCACTTCCCATCAGTATCGGTAGCATCAACATGTGGATCGCAAACGAACATCATCTTTCGACCTATCTTTGGAGGAAGATAAGTTGAATGCTTTTCACTTGGCCAACGACCGGTGAACCAACGATGGTCGGGAGTACATCGAACAACCCGACCCGATCTCAAAGTAACCTTCACAACCGGGGCAATTCGACTCCCGATATGAACAACACGAGTCAAAGCTAACTTTGAGCGGCCTAAAATTCCAGATTCGGTAAACCCAATCACTTCATCACCAACTCGAACATCTTCAATGGGCTTCGATTGAAAGTCGCCCATTAAGATAGGAGCACCCTTCGGATTACATGCAAACATATAATCGCCGAGTTTCACTCGAAGTCGAGCGAGTTCAGCGAAGTTGAATCGTTCCGGGAAAATCGGTTGGTCATCCTCCAGCGCCGAACGGATGTGTCGAGCGTAACCAAGCGGATTCGTTGCCGAAATCTCACCTTCACTCTCTTCGATGCTTGAGTAAAGGTCGGAAAACGCCCATCTCGTTCCAATCACGACCAATTCATCTCGTCCCGGTACTTCGAGAAGCGACTCAGTATATTTATACCACTCTATCGCCTTCCTCATCAACTCCGGAGATGCCGCATGTTGATCGTTAATCAAGTCATCAAGAATGATCCGAGTAAAGTGACGACCAACAACCGCACCACCTACACCTATCGTCGAAAAAGTTGGCTCGGGATAATCGTTCTTACGGGGTAACGTCGCCGATCCAATATTCCAGGTAATATGTCGAGAAGCGAAATCAGGAATTATCTCGGGAAATAACCACTGAAATAAAGCATTACGCTCAAAAATTGCCTTAATCTTCGACAGGAAATGCTCAGAGTTTGTCGCCGTAGCATTTGCAATAAGAATTCTTTCATCAGAACCACGAAAACGGTCATTTGGCTCTTGAATTACTAGCCAAACAGGATACCCTATCGTCGCCAAATGGCTCTTGAAGAAACCACGAGGAAGCATAAACAACTTCCTCACATGAGCCTGTTCCTGAATGAAGTTACACGCCCTCAAGTGAACGCCCGGAGTAAAATCCTTAAAGCCAAGAACAGCTTTACAGAGAAAATACAACGATCCCCGGCAACGCGCACGAAGAAATTGGCGTTGTTCTTCGTTCGTATTATCAACGACTAACGAACCTGGAGAAGTTGTAGTTCCGTTTGTCATCCGCCGTCACGTGTAAAGTCAAAAGCAGGAAAAGTCAAAATCAACTTCGCTCTTAGCAAAAAGCAAAAGCAACTGCCCGGCAGAGAACCGGCGTGGTTTTTTATGAAACCGCTTGGCTGATGATTATGGCGCTGCATCAATCACGTTCCCATTAATTTCCTTGAGAACCTGACTAAACCAGTCACGAGTATCTTCATCAATCCCGTTAACGGAGTTGTTCTCAACGAGAACCCTCCGCCGGGGCTCAAGCCCTGAAACCCTGATTAAGTCGTTCGATAAGAGCCTTTTTAAGTTATGGTCAGTGATTGTCCCATCGTCCAGCATTTCAACGAGTTTCTTGAGTCCCTTCTCTGCGCCGTTAAAGGCGTTTTCCTTAAACTCGACAACGCGGCCGGCAAGTTTTTCTAGCCGCTCTTGCATTGCTGCTTTAACATCAGGCTTCGTGAGGACTCTGGTAATAGCTTGATGCTTTACATCGTAATCCCTTGCAATCTGCCCGACATTCCTCCCTGCCATGAAGGAGTTAAGAATTTCAAGATCGCGGATGTTCATTTTAAAAAAATCCTGAATAACCAAATTGTGAAGAGAGAAATACCGAATAAAATGACAATGATAGAGAATCCAACGATGGAGCGAAGATCACTTCGATCGCTGTCAAAATCCCCCTCTACGTCTCTCTTAATTTCTGTCATCAACCTCATTCTACCCTCCCCCCTCCGGAACCCGGTCTAACTTGTCGAGGGCTGCCCGGAGGGCTGGGAGCCCCCGATGAGCCGGCATTGCCTCTTCTAGCCACTTAAACTCATTAAGCAAACTTTCCCTTGTATGCTGCTCTGGAAAACCAGAACAACTCATGCAATGCCCATTAATGGCTCTTACGCAACCACAAAGTTTATATTCGTGATTTTTCACTTAAGCCCCCTTTCCGGCCGAAAGCCGGCAATTGGCTAGCTGAACCTGGGCGTGAGGGCCAAAGCGGGCTCCCCCCCGCCATCTACCCCCTCGAACCCCCTAGGTCGAAGGCTCGCGGCCAGGCGAAAGCACCCAATTGCGTCGTCCAGAGCCGTGTGGAATTTCAAGTCCGCCGTAGACACACCCGCCGCCCGGCAGGCATCCTGCAAATTGCGACCTCTTGCAGCGCGCATTGTGTCGAAAGTCCTTCTGTAAGGAAGGCGCAGCCCTTCCCGGCTGAGTTCTTCTTGGAGGAACCTCGCATCAAACTTATAATTATGCGCCACGTACTCGTCAGCGTACAGAAGAAGCATGAAGAATATTGGGAGAATCTCGTGAAACGTAGGTGCGTCTTTGAGTATAAAGCTGTTAAGTCCATTGTGGCTATTCTCAAAATCCATTTGGGGGTTAATGTAGGTACGGAGGGCGCAGTAGATTTCTTTCCAGTCAGTTAAGACTACGCCGATCTCGCAGACTCGGTCGTGGACTGGTGAAAGCCCTGTGGTTTCTGTGTCAAGTATCAGTGATAACATCTAGCTGCTCATTAACTTGATTTATAATCCTTGCCAAACTATCTATTAAAACTTCATCTTTTCCGAGACTTGAATATCCTGCGTCATTTAAATGAGTGTGCATAATTTCATGCCAAAATGTATCTCTCAATCTTTCGGCTGAGGAATTTTTGGCAAGTTTCAGAGTTTGCTTAGAAGTTGAGGAACGCCCAAACCATTCATCTTGTCCATCTTCATCCAACTCTTTTATCTCATAAACAAGATTGCCGATTTTAATTCTTCCTGGAACTTTAATAATCATTCCTCTCTCCACCCACACCCACCATTATCCAACTTACATTCGTACTTATCCGTCGGCAACGCCTTGTAAGTCATCCGCCCGCAACGTGGGCACTTGAATGTCCAAACCATTTTGTGCTTATACCCGAATGTCATGTCAAGACTTTATACTTTCAAGAAGCTTGTGCATAAACTTATTAAACCTTTCTTGAAAGTTCCATACTAAAATATTTAACCCAATTTCCCCTTGGCAATCAAGGCACCATGCAAAACCGATTCTACAAGAATCTCGTGGTTCCCAATTTTCGTGCTTGCACTCATCAACCATTTCCGTTCTTCTCCCCCTTCAAAAATTCAAACATCTTCAAATCCTCAAGCGACAGCTTCTCATCCCTAACTAGCTTGATAATTTCCAACTCATCTCGAGATAACTCCAACCCGTTCTTTAGCAACTCCAATTCCGCCTCCAGCTTTTCGGCCTTATCAGCTAACTCTTCAAATTCGGTATTGGGTGGTGGTTCGTCTGGAAAAGGAGTCGCGGAACTGTACTGGGTGCAAGTGGTAAAAATTGCGGTAGCGTAAGTATGTTGAACATTAAAAGTTGCAGAAATACTCACCCACGCCACCGCTGTTTGGGATGGCGGAGTAATAACGGTAATAACCTTAGGTGGAAAAACTCCAGTTATACCCTGCACAAATCTTCTCTTTGAACTCTTCCCCATTCCACTATCTCCCATTCCCCATATAGTTGCTCCTAGCAACGCTTCATAAAAAATTTTTAGTTTAAATATTGTAATTTGGATTTGGTATTGCGCAAGTCCTAACACGAGCGAAGCGAGTGCCATTTTGGCACGGGGGGAGCCCCCCTGTGACAGAAATTGGCATTGTGACAGCGATGGTCACTTGTCTAGACATTAAGACAAACTACAGGTGGTGGCCGGCGGCGTGGTGAGCACTAGCTGTAGTAGCATGGCAATTGTCCTATTGTCTAGACAATCGTGCAATTAAAAGAAAACCCCAGGCCGGCGGGCGCCTGGGGTTCCCTTACTACTTCGTCGTCGTGTCGAGATCGGCGCCTAGCGCATCCAGCGCCATGTCGCCGAGAGTGTGCAGGTAGCTATCGTCGTTTTCGTCCTTCGCCCGGAGCGCCATGATTTCCTTGTTTTCCACCTGGCGCACGTCACCGAAAAATTCCTTGATCGCTCCCACTCGCGTGAGCTTCCGCTTTTCCATGTTCCCTCCACCATTGCGGAGATTTGACTACCCCATCAGCATTGCACTAACGGGGTAGTTTGTCAAGCTTGCGTTTACTTGCCGAACGCCGAGAGAAGCTGGTCGATCTCCGCGTCGCTCTTTCCCTGCGCTTTCAGCACAGCGCGAAGAGTGAACGACGCGCGTTCCACGGCCTTGTCAGTGACGGGCCGGTGTTCCGCTACGCTCGCGTTCGCAGCGTTCTGCATCGCCGATGCGACGATCAAATCCCACACCGCGTCATCGGGCGTTGCGTAGTCGTTGTCCTTGACGAACTGCGCCAGCGCCTCTTTCGCTGACTGGCCGTAGCGATTGTGTAGGTCGGCGATAGTGATCGGTTTCACCGTGGCAGGATCGATGCCAAGAAGCTTCGCTTGCTCGACACGGATAGAACCGTCGTCGTTTGTCAGGGAGTTGGAGTAAACTCCCTTGTTTTCCTTCGGGTCCCAACCGACACAGCGATTGCGCTTCGCCTTTTTTGGATCGAACGTGAACTTCTTTTTCTCCGCCGTCGCCATTTTCGTTCCTCCCTTTTTTCGGCCGCCGTCATTGACGACCTAGGCTTAGCTTATCAGATTGGAAAGGGATGAACGAATTTTTTTTCAGAGACTCGAAAAAAGATTTTTCGTGCCAACTCCGAGCCCCGTTTTTGGAAAAATTGTCAACGTGGCACCCAGGGTAAGGGGGGGGGAAAAACCTGGCGGCGAGCTCGGCTGTAAGAGCGTGATTTCATTGGAGATTTTTGGGTTATAACCGTTATGGGAGGGTTTATAACCCGGAAATGACTGTTTTTGTCAGTAGAATCAAGGGGTTAGGACGAGAGTTATAAGGTTATGGTTATAACGTTTCTCCCCCTCAGCTTCGCTGCCCTGGTAAGTTTCTTTGCACTTGACATACTACATTTTATATATAATAATTATTATATTAGAGAGACAGGAGGGCCGAGGGAGAAACGTTATAATCCAATAACTATAACTTTAGGGAGTTTAGTCAATGATTACGAGGAGTTAGAGCTGATTTTGGGTTATAAAATGACCGTAATTTTTATAATTCTGTAAGTCACTGAAATCATTAACAAAAAAGGGGAAGGGGAGTGGGGATGAACCACCCTGGGCGGCCGCTAAAAAGTGAGTTAAATCCAATACTTAGCCCGACGGTCCGTGATATAGCGTGGGCCGCTGGTGTGTATGAAGGTGAGGGACACGCTAACAAGTTAGGAATTACAGCAATGTCCCAAAAAGAAAAATGGCTATTGGATAGAATAAGGGATTTATTCGGAGGCAGCGTCGGCGGGCCATATAAAGGGAGTAATAACAATCAGCATTACTTGTGGCAATTAGCTGGGCCGCGAAGCCGGGGATTTCTTATGACAATTTACTTATTCTTATCTCCCCACAGAAAAGAACAGATAAGAAAAGCGTTAAAATTAGGAGAGTACCGTATAAAAGCTGGCAATTGAGCCCGTCGGCCATGTCACCTTGGCAATCCGGACCTGTCTAGACAGGTTAACACAACCTATGGTGTCGATTGACCGAGCCGACCCCTATATCTGGTAGAAAAGTAAGGCTTGACGACCTAGGAGCCCCTTTGGTACTCTCGACCCATGAAGCGGGCTCTTCAGAACCTCATAGTTTTTTTCAATTGAAGGGCTAATCATGAAAAATCCTGATGAAGTTACTCCGCTTACCCTGGAAGAAAGATTAAATCTGATTAAGGAAATAACTAAGGCGCCATCGGGGACTCCGATAATTCCCACTATGCTCGCTCAGCGTAAGACTTTGCAAAGCGAACGAAATGGCTTGAAAGTGGAGTTAGGAAAGTTTTACCAGGAAATAGAAAGCCGAGAGAAGCGCGTTTTCGAGATTGATAAAGAACTACGTTCCATTGGCGTGCAGGTAAAGCCAATTTCCACGGAAGTAACTCTCTTTGTTCTCGATAGGAAAGCCGGCGATATAGCCTTTGATATGCTTAAGGAAGTTAAAAGCAACGTGAGGATAATTTACGACTCCCCGAAAAAGGGCCAATGCCGTGTGGTGGAAGACGTTGTGAAAGAGGAAGGAATATAATGACTCACACTCTCACAACGGGGCAACTAAGAAAACTTGTTATAGCAGTTGACGATGGAAACAAGTGGCCGCTCCTCACAGACGATCCATTCGTTAACTATGTCATAGATTGCATGTTTTCAGAAGAGGAATTACCCTACGATGAGCAGTTGTATATCAAGGAACTTTCAAGCTAATGCAAGTCTCCACCGGCCCCACCGCCGACGTTCGCTCGAGCCTTTCCGGGCGCATCACCGACGCACGACGCGCTATCTTCATAGAGTTGCGGGAACGTGGTATGTCGGCTGTGGTTGCCAAGTCAGAAATTACCCTCACAAAATCTATTCCCGGCCGCCGTGGTCGCCATTCATGGCAGGTTAATGCTTTCATGGCGAATGGCGGCCGTAATCCGATTTTCATACTCGCAGATATTTCAATCGGTGACTTCGTGGAAGTTTACTTTCCGCCGAAGGAACAACGCCTACACGTTAAACTAGCGGTGCTACATAACATTCTCACACCTTATTCCCTCACCGACGCCTCCTCAATTAGCCCCACCGACGAAATTTTCTTCTCAACTCCGTCTCTAGCAGTTGTCACGTCAACTAAGGCGAGGCAAAATTTTGCTAAGGCGGTTTACGACGTGGCAAAGGAAAGCGATCAGCCGATACATAAGGTTTCAGCGTTGAAAGCGATGGAACAACTTTTCGTTTCGCTCGCGGCCGCCGGAAAAATCGAGAAGAGTTACGCTGAAAAACGATTCGATAAGTATGACAAAATAAGTGCGAGGATTTGGCGCGGTGGTACACCGGGAGAGCAGATAAACTCTTTCATACTCGCATGGAATTTACTTGCGAGCGCCACGGGGATAACGAAATGAACGAATCGCTTGAACGCCAAGAAACTGCGATTGTCAAATCACGGCTTGACAGGATTCTCGAGAAGCGGGCTATTCAGCACAAGGTCATACTTGTGCTTGATACGTCTGGTAGCATGGCCTCACAGGCAGATTCTCCCGGCGAACGGCGCATCGACGCCTTACGTGGCGTCGTGACAATGCTTCGTAATCAAGGTATCGCTCCGCGCCAACTCGTTTTCAACAGCGACGTTATGTGGAGCGATGTCATCCCTGAGCCCTCCGGCGGCACGAATCTCGCGGGTGCGCTGAAATTCTGCAAACAGCTCAATCCTGAACACGTCATCGTGGTAAGCGACGGCGAGCCCGATGATATCTCGCAAGGCGGCGCTGCTAGCATCGCGGCAGCGAAAGCACTCAATTGCAAAGTTGACGTGTTTTTCGTGGGGCCAAAGGATATGACTCATGCAAAAGAATTCATGGACCGCCTTGCTGTGGGAACTGGAGGTTCTTCGCAGACGGTTTCCTTCAAAGAGCTTGAGCAGAAAATCGCGGGAATGCTCACTGCGGGCGATGCGGCGGATGAGAAAAAAGGGAGTATCGCGCTGTGATTAACAAATTCAAAACTCCCGTTTTCAGCGTTGCCTTCAAGGCGAATAGCGACATTCCCAAAGAGATTGCAACGCATCTCGAATGGGAATTGCATATGCTAATCAATCTTCACTCCGCCGCTATATTCTCATCGCCGGAAAAGCATGCTAAGTTTATCGCTTGCTTGACAGAGTATTGTAAGGAATGTGCCCAGGAGTTTCTCGACGAGTTGAATTCCGGTGGAACATCTGGCGGTAAAATTCCCGCAAAGGTCTGTGACGACTGGATTCAGGGACATCGCCGGCCGAACGGTACTTGCCCGAATTGCGGGGAGAAGCACTAATGCAAATAAGAGCACAACTGAGGCGTTATGCTGTGGCGTTTTCAAAGTTTCCAGAAGAGTTTGTCAGACAATGCTGCTACAACATGACTTGTCCTTCGGGATACCACGGAATCCATGTAAGGGTCCGTTTCAAGTCCCGCGCAAGGCATCATGGGACAAAAACTGGGCAATCCAAGAAAGCGCATAAGTAAAATGGATTCTCTTGACATTTTCTGCCACAGTTGCAAAACCGTCATCGCTGCCCGTGTCGGCGTTCACACGGCTACTATGATTCAGAATTGCCATGAACACTCAAAAACGATAATTTACCCCACAGGGAGTAAGGCTCCGAGGGAGGATTAAGGTGAACATCACGAGTGACAAGGTTCGAGTGAAGAACCCGGTAAGTCCGCCGAAAACGATCGTGAGATTTTCTCTGGATTCCTTCCCTATAGGGGTGGGGAGCAATCGTTGGAATGTAAGTAAGTGGTAAAAGGTTTTCTGGCGCGAGACGCTAAGGTGGCGGCGTATATTTATATTGTATATATAAAATACCCGGCTTCAAGTTTTGGGGTACTAGGACCCCTCAGCAATAACGCCATGCTGAAAGCCACCAAGACCCTAAGCGCCAGAAACTTCATTAAAAAGGGGAGGATAGTCTAATGAAATACTCAATCGTCCAAAAACTCCTCGAGGCTCAAAAGAATGGAAAACACCGTTACCACCATAAGTTAACGGCGGAACAGAAAGTAAATCGTTGGTTAGACCGTTACATCCTTGCGCTTATGGAGGGAAAACGCAGACGGGAAGATATAGGAGCGTATTACGGGAGTCCTAAACAAAATGACTAATGGTCCTCTTACAAAACCAAGTTCATCGCTTTGGGATGCTGTAATAGCGGTAGGAATTTGTACAGTACTCTGGAAAATTTTCGAGAACGTATGGAGATAAGGTGATGAATAAAAACAAAATCGGCGGTAGGAAATGGAATTAGCGCAATCTCTCCGAATCTATCTTGAAGCGTTCCGGCACAGTCACGTCTGTCAGAAATGCGGTGGATTGTGGAACCACGCTAATCCAGATTGTCCAGCTGAGGAGTTAGAAAGTAAAACGCCGGGATGTATGGAATGCGAAGATTGTATGGGAGCGAATGAAAATGCATGACAATGTTCCATGCCCTGAATGTGGTGCAGATTTAGAAATAAATGTTGCGCCCCCTGATAGGTCGGTAGGAATTTATGAAAGTATCGAAGAAGTTTTGGGGGAGTGCGAACATGCTACGAAGTTTTATGAGGAAGTTCCGGAGGAACGTGAGAGAGAAATGCAGGAATGGAGAATGGAATTCGAGAGTAAACTCCTAGAAGCATTCAACGAAAATATGGCAGCACGTTACGAAGCTAGTGAAGAGAAAAAAGGGGATAGAGACTAATGGCAAGTTTCAAAGTAAAACCCCTCGATCTCGATTTAATCGTTTTACAAATTCTTGGCAGCGAAGCTGCTCCTAGCGGAGAGCAAATCTCCGTCTTGCAAAAGGAAATGAAATTTACGCTGAAAGCGGCGAAAGCTCTACGGGATAAATTCAGTTGGGCGATTGAGCAAATTGAGGAAATGAAAGAAGCAAAGAAAGACGATCGGGAATTTGATGATTTAGATGAGAGCGATTTAGACGATGGAGTTGAGAAAATTTGATTATGCTTTTAGCAAGTGAAATTCTTACGATAAAAGGTGAGATAGATCGTCGCCAAAAGCTCCTACTAAAGCGTCTAGACGCTATCGCCCAAAAAAAATCAGCTAAAAAGGCAACGCAAAGCGGAAGAGTAAAAAAAGTAAAAAGTGTGAGAATGGATAGTGATATTGCGAAGATGGTAAAGGCGGCAAAGGTGCTAGGGGCGACGGAGGAGCAAATAAAGATTTTGTTAGGGGGAGGATGAAATGAAAAATTGGTTTCCCTGGGGTACTCGGCCCAATCCTGAAAATGGAGCGTTTCGTACAGCGGAATGGCGAAATTGGGAGCGGTCTGAATTAGGATTAGAAAATGCCTCTTCCGAGATACTATTTTGGGATGCAGTTTTCTGCCATTTTATGTATGGAACAGAATATAATTACCCTTGGTAAAATAAGGGATTAAAAATGGATAGCTTTCCAATGATTAGGAGATGTTCGTTATTTCAAGATAATGAACATTGCGTTATTAAACCGCAAATTGCAATTTGGTCGGTGGATCACATTTGGATTTCTGAAAATTTAGTAATAACTCCTGGAAGATTACTACTCATTTCTATAAAAAGCCAATGGTAACCCTAAAAGTCCGTCAATCCCATGCTCGTACCTATAAAAAGTGTAAGCGAAAGTATAAACTTCAAGTAATAGATAACTTAGTCCCGCTAATTAAGCACCCTGCTCTCAGTATTGGAACAGCGACCCATGCCGGCCGGGCGAATTTCCTTGTTAACCGTGATCCTGCATTAGCCCTCAAGACAGCCTTCGCTTCTATGGAGATGGAAATTAGTCTTTTTCCGTCTCTGCTGGGAAATGTTCATGGAAAGGAATGTGGCCGGCGGCCGTGTACAGAGTGTTCTAGACAAATGGTTTTAGAAATGGTGGCGTATTATTGCCAGGAGTTTGATAAGCGTTATCCGGATGGTTGTATTAAAGTTTTAGCAACAGAATTGTCATTTGAAGTACCTATAGCGCAGTTTGAAGAGTTAGAAATGTTTGCGGTAGGAACGATTGACGCGGATGCGATTTATTTGGAAAAGTATCGTGTAAATTGGGAATTCAAAACAACGAAAACTACGCTCGCTCAATACTTCGATCAGGAATACATGAGCGATCAACATATCGCTTATTCTTTAGCTCAATCCATTCTAACGGGTGAAACACCATACGGAACCTTACTTGACGTGATTAAGAAACCAGGTAAAGAGAAAGGGCCGGAATGTGATGAATTACTTATCCCAATTAATAGCGATGATATTATTGAGTTTAAGAGAGATACAGAAGAGCTTTTGAAAGAAATTGCCTACTCGATGGAGCATGACTACTTTCCGCCAACGAAAGATTCTTGCTTTGGGATTTACGGGAGATGTGAATTTTTTGATGCCTGCAAGTCAAAGTTTGATCCTCACGTAATGAGAAATAAGTACATGGTAGTGGAAGTTCCAGTTATAAATTTGGAGGAAGAGAAATGAGCGAGAATGTGATGAAGGTTTTAATGACAGGAATAGCTTGTTTAACGGCAGCGATGATTATAACTGTTATAGCTTATAGAAGTTCTGAATATAATCAACTTTACTTGAAATCTGAATATGTTAAATATGAAGGTCCACGGGTAGGGTTATGTGCAGGACCGCCACAGATGATGAGTAGAGGAATTAATCCATGAAAAGATGGTTAGTTGTTATAGAAATGTCCGATGATGGAAAAAATGGAATGGAGAATCAAGAATTACCCATTTATTTACTTGATTCGCGCCATTCTGTGTCAAGATACCTACTCGGAAAAACAGATTTAGATTCAGGTATCCAAATGGATTTCAGGATTGCTGAAGAATTAATTCCATAAGGGAGCGTGATGGAATGGTAGACATGAAAGATTTAAAATCTTTTGGCGAAAGCCGTGGGGGTTCGACTCCCCCCGCTCCTACCATTTGTAGTAGATGCGGAAAAGATAAAGAAATATGACTACCAGCGTTCGGGCGTCGTTCGTCCTACAATTTGGTGAGTCAGAGGCTCAATGCATGGAACGAGCAGTTGACCAACACATGAAAGCCGCCCATGCGAACAAAGGGAGCGACCCGTTCAAATGGGCGGTGCTAATCGCGATCGGTTACGAATGCTTTGAGAAGTACCGGGAGACGCATGGATTTACTGTGTCTGCACCGGATTTGGAACGGTGGATTTTTGACGAAGCGGCGCTGGCCACCCATGACGGAGACTGCGACTATCTCGCCCTATTCGCTGGACGATACGACCGCTATGTCAAAGAGAAGCTACCATGAAAACGACGACGGCGATAGAGCGTGGTGTGAATGAGATTAAAGAGCTTATAAAAGGTCTTAAAACGCCGCTTGATTGGTCAAATCCGAAGGCGGCAATGGATCAATTCTTGTCTGAATTAGAAATGTTAGCAGAAATTCACGCAAAATTAACCGCACCGAGATGGCTACCATTTTTTGTATGGCGCAAATTTTACTTCTTGAAACTTGGGATACTTAAATTCATTAAATTTCGGTATTGGAATATCAGGGATCTTTTTCTGTGGTAGATTGGGTAATTAGGAAAGTTTTCCGAATGGGAGTGCTAGAGTTAGGGAAGGATTTTTTCAGACATTACAACCATACCTCAAGCACAGAAGTTAAAATAAGTGAAGCGCAATTCGAGAAATGGAAGGAATTTTTGGAAAAGTGGAGCCGGAAATGCCATACGAGATAAAATTTGCTGATTCAGATTTCATCCGTGAAGAGTGTAGTATAATCATTTATGGAGATAGCGGTATTGGTAAAACGACCATTTGTAAAAATATGCCGAGCCCGTTTTTCGCCCTGATTCGTGGTGGTGGCGAACATCGGCCATTACCTTTGGTTAAGACAGGAATTCCCTTTGCTGAAATTAACACAATGCAGGAATGGAATGAATTAATTCTGGACCTGAAAGGGACTCAATCAACGAAGATTCCAAAAGAAGTCATTGAAATGGCGAAGATTCTGGATGGGAAAGATCACAGTGAGGGAATAGTTATCGGCGGATATAAAGTTAAAACTCTTGTCATTGACCAATTCCCAACGCTTTACAACCTTTACATGAATGATATAATTCATAGGGTTTCTCGTAAGAGGGACACTCCTGAAACTCCAAATATGCAAGATTATGGTCATGCAAGACGGGTTTTTACCAATTTCCTCATGGAAGTGAATAACATTCCGCATCTTCATAAGGTTTATCTCGCTCTTTCGGAGATTGACGAGGACGAGAATACGAAAGATCGCTACGGTGCGCCTATGGTCCCTGGAAAGCTCGCTCTCGAAGTTATGCTCTTCGTTGATTTCGTATTTAGAATGCATAACCGGAGGGAAATGCAGGGCGGAAAAATGGTCGAATATCGAGCATTTCAAACTCAACCGGAGGGAATTTGGCGTTGTAAGGATAGCTCGGGAAAGCTCCCGAAATATATTGCGTTACCAAATTCGGATTACAATTTTTGGGAAGAAGTGATTTTGAAGTGCCTAACGTAAAATTTCATACGAGGAAAAATAAAAAGCGCATGATTGATAGGGAAATCAAGATGCTTGCTCGAAAGTTAGGGAGTGATAGGAGTAATAAAAATGGTAGGCTCAACAATGCTGGTTGGGTTTCAAAGCGCGAAGAAAAAGAAATGAAAGCTGAGTTAGCAACGATGTTGCTAGAGCAAATTAATAGGAAAAATGTTTAAATATAATCCAAAACAATACTCTTTATCTATTAAACTTTCTCGAAAAATGCTTGAAGATGATCCTAATTGGAAATTATGGCAGAGTAAATCCAAAAGAAAGGAGGTGATTCCCACAATGGCGGGAAAGAAAGGTACGGTGCGGATGCGTAAGCCCATTTCTGCCGATAAGGCAGCGATGAAGCTTGCGGTAATGCTCGCTCCATTCACGGCGGCAGATCGGAAGTCTATCGTTAAGGTAGCGGGCAAGACGCTGAAGCTGGCGGCAAGATTGGGAGCGTCGAGCTAGGGACGTGGCGGG